CACTACATTGAGCAGGACAAAAAGTATCATCATCCGGTGACGATAGAGGATCCCAATCCTAAGGAAAGCATGATCTTCATGCCTGTCGAGGATACGAAGCAGGCAGAGAACAACATGCGGTCCCATTACTGGAATGGAGTGGCCATTACGAATAAGAAAATCGATGCACCTGATGGGTGGGAAACAACCGACAATCTTGATGTGGTGGCCCTCTATCCAGGCCTGAAGCATTACCTGATCACCACAGATGATTTTGTCCCTGGATTGGACTGGGCGAAAAGAATGGCCCAACGATGTGGACCTTGGGATGTTTTCTACGGACCTGATCGGGTATTCGACGAAAAACTCCCGACTCATCCCTGCATTGGAGGGGAACTGGTCAAGCATGTCGGATCCCTTTTCCTGGAGAACAAGTGGTTCTGGAGCAATGCCTGGTATGACATCGGAACAGAACTGGGCACTCTCAAATACTTCGGAGATGGATGGGGAGACTGGCAACTGAAAGATCGGAAGGTCGGAGAGAACGAAGGACAGGCCTATATCAAATGGAAGGATAATGAGTTCGAGCCTCTGACCAAAAAGCTCAAGGCCCGGATGGAGGAGTACCAAGCACCTGCGAAAAAGGCAGCCTGATGGCCATATCAAACTACGCAAATCTGAAGGCCTCAATCGGTGATTTCCTGAACCGATCTGACTTGGCCACAGACCAGTCAGACGGGTCCACTGTCATTGAGAAGTTCATCGAGTTGGCAGAGGCAGAGTTCAACCGGAGGCTTCGGGTAAGGTCCATGGTTACCAGATCCACCATCACAGTGAACTCCCAATATACCGACCTTTCCAGTGACCTCACAGACTATTTGGAACTGAAGAACATCACCCTGGAACCAACCTCCGGGGGACCAATTGTTCTGGAGTTCAAGACCCCCCAGGCCATGGATGAATTCAGATTCCAGAGGGCAGGGGCCACCGGGAGGCCTATCTGCTACGGATTGATCGGATTTGAGTTGGAACTCGGCCCGGTGCCAGACGGAAATTACTCGGTGGAAATCACCTACTACAAAAAGATTCCTGCACTTTCTGATTCCAACACCACCAATTTCCTCCTGACCAGTCACCCGGATCTCTACCTTTATGGATCCCTGGTTCACTCGGCACCCTACCTGATCGATGACCCCAGGATAGCAGTGTGGAAGGCCTTGACTGAGGAAAGGATGCAGCAACTGGTGATCTACGACGAGAGAGGCGAAAATCCAGGCACGGCACTCAACATGAGCATCAAAAGGCCATATTTCTCAGGCCCTGTGAGTAACCCGATTTACTACCGATAAAATGGCTACCAATACCTCTGATTTTTTCACGTTTTCCAAGACCGCAGGAACTGCCAAAAATCTCCAAAAACCAACAGATGGCGGAGATAATAATTTATGGGGTGGCTACATCAATGTGGATCTGGACACCATCGTGGGAGCAGTGAATGCAACCTCCGACCTCATAGCAGATGCCAATCAAAATGAACTGGTGGATTTTACGGCCACTGGGTCTGCGGTCAATCATGTGGGAATCACCAATGCTGCCACAGGGAACGGACCTACCATTGAGGCCAAAGGGGATGACACCAACATTGATCTGAATGTTTCAGGTAAGGGAACAGGGGCACTTACATCCACAGGGGCCAAGCTAACAAGCCCGAAAGTTATTACCGGAGTAAATGACACCAATGGAAATGAACTGATTAAAGTCACTGCCACCGGGTCTGCGGTCAACGAGCTCACAGTTGTTAATGCTGCTACTGGAAACCCCCCTGAAATACAAGCAACAGGAGGGGACACAAACATCCATTTAAAACTGACACCTAAAGGAACTGGAGGTGTATCCGTAGGTGATATTCTTCATGCTTTTTTACCAGTTGGAATGATTTCTCCATTTGGCATTACAACTGTTCCAGCAGGATGGTTGTATTGCAATGGTACTACTTTAGGAAATGCCTCATCAGGAGCAACAAATGCTTCAGATGACTATGAAGCACTTTATGACTTAATTAAAACTCTTTGGGGCAATTCAGGCGGAACTTTTTCTGCTGGGAACACTATAAATTTACCGAATTTGCAGGCTGCTTTTTTAAGAGGTATTGATGCCAATACAGGGCATCAAATGGCTGACGGGAATAATTTTTCTGGCCCAACATCAGTTGGTAGTTTTGAGAATGACTTGTTTCAAGGGCACTACCATATTGTTAGATTCAGAGATAATAGTAAATCTTTTAACCGATCTGGAGATCAGGGATCGACAGGTGCTACAAACCGATACCATGAGGGAACTGAAGGTACTAACTCCCTACAAGCGCAAGCTTTCACCGACGACGGGACCAACGGAACCCCGAGAGCTGGTGATGAAACCCGACCTTTCAACGCAGGCGTTAAATACTGCATAAAATTTTGATGGCTTATATTTACAAAATTAATCACATCAGCAGGCATTCTGCTTCTCATCAGTTTGACATCTCTTCAGGCAGTCAGATCCCTGGTGGATTCGGACTCTCTGGAGTGCATGGCCACGGCAATATATTGGGAGAGCAAAAGTGAGTCAACGGCAGGGCAGATCGCAGTCGGGCAAACAATCCTCAACCGGGCCAAGCATCCTCGCTTCCCAGGCTCCGTCTGTGGAGTGGTTAAGGAGGGGAAACATATCCAAGGCCTCCCGGTCAAGGACAGGTGCCAGTTCAGTTTCTACTGTGATGGCAGGTCAGACGTTCCCAGGGAACCGAAGGCCTTCGAGAAAGCATTAAGGCTATCTGAATGGCTCCTTCTAACGAAAGACTGGATTCCAGACTTGACGGACGGGGCACTCTATTATCACGCCTCCTGGATGGAGATATGGCCAAGATGGTCACAAGAAAAGCGAAGACTTTTGCAAATAGATTCGCATGTTTTCTACCAGTGATTTTGATGCCTTTTGCAGTGTATGCAACTGGCCATCATAGCCCGGTAGATCCTCAGTTTCATCAGTTCCAGGCAGTTCAAGCTCCTGCACCAACAGCAGGCAATGTAACCGACATGCTGGTAAATATCTTCTTGGAGCAGGGAGTTTTGGGGGCCATGCTGATTGTTCTGGGAATCTATTTTTACAAGATGGAGGGGCAGGCACGGCAGGACCGATTAAAGCTTCAGGAAAAGTTTGAGACTCTGGTCACTAGAAACCAGGACAACCTGATTGAGGTCAAGACCCACCTAGCCAGTCTTGATGCCAGAATGGGCAACCTGGAGAGGGAAACAGAGGGATTAAAGGATTTCATTTTTACCAAGATGAAAGCATGAAGAAATGGCTGAAACGATTGAAAAAATTACTCGGACGGATCCTCCGCAGGAAAAAGGGAAGGATCCAGTAGATCCAGACGTGCAGATTGCCAAGCTCAGATTCTGGGCAAGGTTATTGATCTCTCTGATGGCGTTCTGCCTTTTTGGCTTTTTGGTGATCACCATGATCAACAAGCCTGATGAGTTGGCGCAATCTAGCAAGGACCTGATCAATTTAGCTTTCGGAGCCTTCTTGCCCATCATTGGGATGTTAGGGAAGTTTTGGTTTGAGGCCTCACCAGAACCATTGAAACCAAAGAACGAGGGGCCTACTCAATTTGAACAACGTGTCGATATCACGGCACCCAACCAAGAAAAGGAAGTCTAATGGCACCAATACTTTCAATGTTAGCAAACACCCTGTTTTCCATCGCAGCCGACAAATTACAAACGGCAGGACGAGACCATATCATGAAGGCCATCAATGAGAACCTAGATGATGATGCCAAGAAGGTTCTTGACCAGGCCATCAGTGATGACAAGGGACACAATAAAAACTCTCTTTCCGATCTGCTTGGATGAGGATCTCGGACCATTTCCGAAAACAGGAGTTTGAGAAGAGTGCAACTGCCATGAGGTTGGGAATATCCAACACAGTCACCGAGCCTGAACTGGTGGCCAACATGGTGGCCCTTGCTGCTAATGTTTTGGAGCCATTGAGGGCCAAGTGGGGGCCTGTGTCACTGAGTTCCGGGTACCGACACCCTGATCTTTCTCAGGCCTTAGGATCTAAACCGACCTCGCAACATTGTTTCGCAGAGGCAGTTGATTGTGAGATGTTCAAGAGCCCCGGCAATAGGCCTGTTTTCGAGTGGTTTGTGAATGAGTCAGGCCTCTCATGGGACCAGATTATTTTGGAGTTTGAAGGTGAGGATCCCTTTGATGGATGGCTCCACATTTCCTCCAAGAGATGCCTTTCCGAAAACAGGAAGGAAGTTTTAAGGGCAGTCAGACAGGACGGCAAAACAGTCTATCTCCCAGGAATCAACTGATGGCATACCTATCTCTGGACATCCCCCCCGGTGTAGTCAAGGCCGGGTCTCAGGTTGAATCAAACGGCAGATGGAGAGATGCCAATCTCATCCGATGGCACCAGGGCAGACTTAGGCCTGTCGGAGGATGGTTTGCAGAGACTGATGCCATGACCGGAGCTCCTCGGACCATTCTCACTTGGTCCACTAATAACGGGTTTGCCCAGATGTTCATTGGAACGAATAACAGACTTTATCAATGGACAGGAGGCACGGCATTGGTTGAGATCAGTGACTATCTGACCGGAGGGGGAACTCTCAATGCTTCCATGGTCACCAATGGCTCAACCCTGACCTGTGCAACCGGGGGCCTTGATACTCTGCTCAATCCACTTTCCAGATTCAAAGTCACAGGAGGATCCTCAGATGGCAAGGTTTACACTGTGGCAACTGTGGTTTCAGACACCGAGATCACCATCTCTGAGACCTTTGAGGCTAATGAAACTGCAACCATTACCCTGACCTTTCTCTGGACCACAGGACAAGCACAAGGGCAGGCAAACAGTGGATATGGTGCAGGCCAGTGGGGAGTTGGTCTCTACGGCAGAGACCAAACTGATGCCTCAATTGTAGTCCAGGCAGGCAGATGGTCATTGGATAACTGGGGGGAGGATGTTCTCGGAGTATTTAGGCAGGACGGCAGAGTGTTTCACTGGGATGCCTCAGGCGGATCCTATCCAAACAACGGGGCCCTGGTAACCAATGCACCAACTGGGAATCTCGGCATTTTGGTGACCCAGGAACGGATTGCCATGACCTTTGGAGCAGGAGGGAATACCCGGAAGGTTCAATGGAGTGATCAGGAAGATTTCACAACCTGGGCAGAATCAGCAACCGGAGAGGCAGGGAACTTTGAACTCCAGACCACAGGAGACATCCAGGTCGGGGTCAAGGTCAGAGACTCGATTCTGGTGATTACTGATGAGGACTGCCATGAACTCACCTTCCAGGGGCAACCCTTCATCTTCGGTAGAAGGAGAATCTCCGACACTGCTGGAGTGATCGGCCCTGATGCAGTGGCCTTGATTGAAAATGCAGCCTACTGGATGGGTGCAGGAGCCTTCTATGTTTACAATGGCGGATACATCGAGGTGATCAAGTGTGATGTTTTGGACTATGTTTACACCGATGTTGACACCAGAGTGGACTCCACCAAGTTTTCCCAGGTCGTAGCATCCGAGAATCGGAAATATTCAGAGGTCTGGTGGTATTATGCCAGCGAGTCAGGCAACGGAGAGAATGATCGATATGTAGCTTATTCCTACCGGGAAGGATGGTGGACAGTCGGAAAACTAGACCGACTTTCCTGGGATGAAAACAACCCTTGGGGGGATCCCTTCTCCACCGGATCTGATTATAAACTTTACCGAATGGAGCAACAAAGAACAGGAATCCAGCCCAGAGGGGGATCCGTCACTGATCCTGGTAACAACTATGGATCTAATGACCGCACCATGGCCTTCGGAGGAGCAAACACAACCGACACCATGGTGATTTATGCAGAGACTGGGGACATCCGCGTGGGTGATGGTTCCAAGCAGATTCATGGCCAGCAGGTTATTACTGACACAGATCGGGGTGACACCAATGCCCTCCAGATGAGGTTCTTTACTTCACAGACTCCAGATGGCACCGAAACCGATCAGGGATCAAGTGCATTGACCTCCTCAGGATATTCGGATGTGAGGTTTTCCGGGAGATACATGCGCTACCGGGTTGAGGCACCCTTTGATCAGGATTTCAGGGTTGGTGATATGCAACTCAAGGCAAGGACTGGAGGAGATCGATGAAGCAATTGCCAGTCCCTCCTCCAGAGTATTCCAAGACCCACCAGGGACGGGTCCAGGAAGCCATTTATAATGCAATCAATGATGAAGTCGTGCAGAAGCTCCAGGATATTGAGTTTGATGGCAAGAGTGCCTCAGATGCTACCAGAGCCTTGTTTCTCGGCAGAGTTTCATTGCTCAGTCCAAACGGCACCAAGTTTCAGCTTTTGGTCGATAATTCAGGAAATCTTTCCACCACTACCATATAGGTGAATATGAATATGTTCTTATCAGGCCCCATGAGAAAAATTGCCAACATGGGAAGAATGGGAGACACCGAACTGGCACACGTTACCCCAGAGGAGAAAAGGCTTCTGAAGGCTATGGGAGGTTCTGGGACCATAAACCCAAGGACTGGGATGCCTGAGTATTTTCTAAGTGGGCTTGCCAGTGGAATTCGCAGGGCTTTTGGTCAACCAGACCCAGAGGAAGAAATACAGAGTGGTATGGACAATGCTGCATCAAATGTTGCGGATTCTGCCACCGAAGCAGGACAAGTGGATCCATTAGACACATCTGATGAGATGAAAGCTCTTTTATTTAAAAGGTATCAGAGTGATGTTTTAGATCGACCCTATCAGAGTTTCACAGGCACCAGGTACGCAGGATTCAATCCTGATCAGGAGCAGGCATTTACTGGTGTAAGGTCCTTTGCTGGGACTGTACCGACTGCACAGGGAGAAACAACCTACCAGTCAGGATTTAGGACGGCAGGACAGGATCAAGCAGGATTCCAAAGGGAACTGGATGCCCGGATGAACCCCTTCACTCAATCGGTCATCAACCAACTCCAGAAGGATATTTCTGAGCAGCAACAAATGGCCTTAGGCAGGACCTCAGAACAGGCCAGGGCAGCAGGGGCCTTCGGGGGGTCTCGACAGGGAGTGGCAGAAGCACTCACTTCAGGCCGATACGGAGATGCCTTTGCAAGAACCGCAGGCCAGTTGAGGGCCGATCAGTTCAACCGAGCCATGGCCGGAGTGGATCAAGATCGAGCCAGGCAGGAACAGTTCCGAGGCCAGGCAGCCGATACTCGATTAAGAGCAGGCAGGGACCTAGATGCAGGAACTGCCCAGAGGATCAATGCATTGGCAAGAGCAGGCAATCAGCAACAAGCCTTTGAGCAGGCTCAGAAGGATTTTGCCTATCAGCAATTCCTTGAGGAACGTGATTACGACAAGATGAATATTTTAGCAGGAGGTGGCCTTTTAGGTTCTGCACCTGGAGACTATAGGCCTCCGCCTGAGCCAACTTTTTATGGCAGATCAGGAGGCATTGGAGGCCTGTTTGATCTTCTTTTTGGTAGACCTCAACGATTAGCTTAAAATGATTGAATACGTCCCTGCTGCCATTGCAGCATTTAATTTTTTATCTGGAATGAATGATAGCGAACAAGCCCCCCAGCAATATCAGCAACCTGTCTCACCAGGCAACCCTCAGGCTGCCATGCAGTTCATGCCTCAGATCCCAATGGCTACCTATAATCCCATGATGATGGATCAGGCATTGATTGAAGAGCAGATGATGATGCTTGACCCAGGCTCAGTGGTTAGAGAGGGTGAATTTGTTACTGCACCCCCCAAAGGACTTCTTTACTAAGGAATAAAATGGCACTTGTTCAAGATCAAAACACAGGGCAGATATACGACGATACAAGGGGAATCATAATCCCTG